CCTGAGAAATTCCGTTATAGGTGGCGACCTCTCTCGGGCGGCTTTTCTGTGAGACAGGCTCACTTTCTAAAAGGTAAAGACGCTATGAATAATCCGTCAGTTATTCCGGCCTTCGACTTCCGCGAAATGGTCACGACCCTCGACAACAAGATAATCACCACATCACTCAAGGTGGCGGATTACTTTGGCAAGCGACACAAAGACGTTTTGCGTGCCATACGTAACCTGAAATGCTCCGATGACTTCACCCAGCGCAATTTTGCGCCCATTGATTTCATTGATAAAAATGGCGATGTTCAGCCTATGTATAACATCACCCGCGACGGATGCATGATGCTAGTGATGGGATTCACTGGCAAAACAGCTGCCGCAGTGAAGGAGTGTTACATCAATGCCTTCAACTGGATGGCCGAGCAGCTAAACCGGCGCATGGCGATGGGTGAAGAATTGCAGCATCGCTACGCCATCAAAGAAACGCGCTCAAAGCTGAAAGGCACGATCGGAAGCCGTTTGATGAACGAGCGGAAGAAAGAGAAGCGCGTCCTGGAGCTCGAACATGAGCACATCATGCAGGTAACGCAGCCAGAATTGTTGATTGGCTGATCGCGGCATTACAGCAGGCATTCACTGAGTGCCTGTGATAATGCAACAGCCCGTACAAAACGGGCTTGGATTTATCTCTTTGTTGCGTTCATGGTCACATGGTAAACGAATTGGCTAAATTGGTTATCCCAGCGCCCATTATGATTAGCTGCAACTAATTGCATTAACGCCTGCATTAACTTGCTGAACAGCAAGATTAACTTAAGTCTGTTTTTTGAACTGTCACTATCTAAGGAAACTTCTTCGGTTAATTGATTCTCGGCGTTAAAAATACCCAGTTTTGATTCTTCCATGCTGGGTTCCGTTGGATGCTGTTTAAAGTATTCAGTCAGAGTATCCTTCAGGCTCTGGATCCTTGAATCAGCAATGCTTTGTATTGATGGATTGTGTGCAAGGTCATTACGCATTGAGTTGATGGTTTTAAGTGATTTCATAAGTTCCGGGGGGATTCCCAGGTTTCCCGCCATGGATATTTTAGTATTACATTCGATTAAAAGTTTGTTTTTATCTCTTCCAAAGAGATCTTGGCAGTCACAGCATGCGCATATCCATGCTTCGACCATGCGCTCACAAAGTAGGTGAATGCGCAATGTAGTACCCACATCGTCATCGCTTTCCACTGCTCTCGCGAATAAAGATGGAAAATCAATCTCATGGTAATAGTCCATGAAAATCCTTGTATTCATAAATCCTCCAGGTAGCTATATGCAAATTGAAACAAAAGAGATGGTGATCTTTCTAAGAGATGATGGAATCTCCCTTCAGTATCCCGATGGTCAATGCGCTGGATATGGGATAGATGGGAATATGCTGATTTTTATGGGACAGAGTTGCGAACTGTTCCCAACTAAAATCATTTTGCACGATCAGCGCACTACGAACTTTACCCACAAATAGTCAGGTAATGAATCCTGATATAAAGACAGGTTGATAAATCAGTCTTCTACGCGCATCGCACGCGCACACCGTAGAAAGTCTTTCAGTTGTGAGCCTGGGCAAACCGTTAACTTTCGGCGGCTTTGCTGTGCGACAGGCTCACGTCTAAAAGGAAATAAATCATGGGTCATAAAATTATCACGTTGTCCGGCGCGGCGACGGATGTTCTGTATGCGCTGTTTTTCCGTGGCGCGTTGCTGTCTGGTGATCTGCCTTCTAAATCTGGCACAGCCGAATTGCGCGAGCTTGGTTTTGCTGAAACCAGACACACAGCAACTGAATACCAGAAAGAAAATCACTTTACCTTTCTGACATCAGAAGGGCAGAAATTTGCCGTTGAACACCTGGTCAATACGCGTTTTGGTGAGCAGCAATATTGCGCTTCGATGACGCTTGGCGTTGAGATTGATACCTCTGCTGCACAAAAGGCAATCGACGAGCTGGACCAGCGCATTCGTGACACCGTCTCCTTCGAACTTATTCGCAATGGAGTGTCATTCATCAAGGACGCCGCTATCGCAAATGGTGCTATCCACGCAGCGGCAATCGAAACACCTCAGCCGGTGACCAATATCTACAACATCAGCCTTGGTATCCAGCGTGATGAGCCAGCGCAGAACAAGGTAACCGTCAGTGCCGATAAGTTCAAAGTTAAACCTGGTGTTGATACCAACATTGAAACGTTGATCGAAAACGCGCTGAAAAACGCTGCTGAATGTGCGGCGCTGGATGTCACAAAGCAAATGGCAGCAGACAAGAAAGCGATGGATGAACTGGCTTCCTATGTCCGCACGGCCATCATGATGGAATGTTTCCCCGGTGGTGTTATCTGGCAGCAGTGCCGTCGATAGTATGCAATTGATAATTATTATCATTTGCGGGTCCTTTCCGGCGATCCGCCTTGTTACGGGGCGGCGACCTCGCAGATTCTCGCTATTTATGAAAATTTTCAGGCATTTGCCGTTTCCGTTCTTCTTCTCGCTAATTCATTGTTTTAACTGTAAACACCCCCTGAAAAGAAAGGAAATGATAAGCCTTAAAAACGGCTAAATAGCCAGAGGGCGTTTCCTTTCTCTGTTTTTGTGTATGGAGTGAGCTATGGAGGTCAACAAAAAGCGTCTTTCTGAAATATTTGGGGTCAGCGTGCGAACCATTCAGAACTGGCAGGATCAGGGAATGCCTGTAGCACGTGGCGGTGGAAAAGGTAATGAGGTCCTCTATGAATCTTCCGCGGCTATCGAATGGTATTCCGCACGCGACGCGGCGATTGAGAATGAGAAATTACGGAAGGAGGTGGAAGACCTTCGTCTTGCATCGGAATCCGACCTTCAGCCTGGTACGATTGACTATGAGCGTCACCGCCTCACCCGAGCGCAGGCAGATGCCCAGGAACTAAAAAATGCAAAAGATTCCGCTGAGGTGGTGGAAACCGCATTCTGCACGTTCGTGCTGTCGCGGATGGCCGGAGAAGTAGCCAGCATTCTTGATGGAGTTCCTCTGTCGGTTCAGCGGCGCTTCCCGGAGCTGGAAAACCGACATATTGATTTCCTCAAGAAGGACATCATTAAAGCCATGAACAAAGCAGCTGCGCTGGATGAAATAATACCGGGGTTGCTGAGTGAATATATCGAACAGTCAGGTTAAGGGGCTGCAGCACTCTGCGCGCGCGGGTCTACTTTCGCTGTACCGACCTGAGCCGCAAACGGCGGTTGAATGGGCAGACGATAATTACTATCTCCCCAAAGAGTCGGCCTACCAGGAAGGGCGCTGGGAAACGTTGCCGTTTCAACGCGCGATCATGAATGCGATGGGTAACGATTACATACGTGAGGTCAACGTTGTTAAGTCTGCCCGTGTTGGCTATTCAAAAATGTTGCTGGGTGTTTATGCGTATTTTATTCAGCACAAGCAGCGAAATTCCCTTATCTGGCTGCCTACTGATGGTGACGCCGAAAACTTTATGAAGTCGCATGTTGAGCCGACGATTCGCGATATTCCGTCACTTCTGGCGCTGGCCCCCTGGTATGGAAAAAAGCACCGGGACAATACGCTCAGTATGAAACGCTTCTCCAACGGTCGCGGGTTCTGGTGTCTGGGTGGTAAAGCGGCGAAAAACTATCGTGAGAAATCGGTCGATGTCGCCGGTTACGATGAACTGGCGGCATTCGATGAAGATATTGAGAAAGAGGGATCCCCGACGTTCCTGGGTGATAAACGTATTGAGGGGTCTGTCTGGCCCAAATCTATTCGCGGCTCAACGCCAAAAACAAAGGGGACCTGCCAGATTGAGCGTGCTGCCAGCGAGTCCGGGCATTTCATGCGTTTTCATGTTGCCTGTCCGCACTGTGGTGAAGAGCAGTACCTTAAATTCGGCGACAAAGAGACCCCGTTCGGGCTGAAATGGACACCGGGCGAACCCTCCAGCGTCTTTTACCTGTGTGAACATAATGCCTGCGTCATTAAGCAGCAGGAGCTGGATTTCACTGAAGCTCGTTACATCTGCGACACCACCGGGATCTGGACGCGCGACGGTTTATCCTGGTTTTCATCAACAGGCACCGAAATCGACCCGCCAGACAGCGTGACGTTTCACATCTGGACGGCATACAGCCCGTTTACCACCTGGGTTCAGATCGTTAAAGACTGGCTAAAAACGAAAGGGGATACAGGAAAGCGTAAAACCTTCGTGAACACCACTCTGGGCGAAACATGGGAGCCTAAAATTGGTGAACGGCCTGACGCGGAGCTCATGGCCGAACGCAAAGAGTTCTTCGGGGCATCCGTACCGGAGCGTGTTGCTTATCTGACAGCCGGGATCGACTCCCAACTGGATCGATATGAAATGCGCGTCTGGGGATGGGGGCCCGGTGAGGAAAGCTGGCTGATTGACCGGCAGATCATTATGGGCCGTCATGATGATGAAGCGACCCTCGTCAGGGTGGACGAGGCGATTAACAAAACCTATCTCCGAAAGAATGGCGTGGAAATGTCGGTATCCCGTATCTGCTGGGATATCGGCGGTATTGACCCCACCATCGTCTACAACCGCTCAAAAAAACACGGTCTGTTTCGTGTGATCCCTATAAAGGGGGCGTCGGTTTATGGAAAGCCGGTGGCGAACATGCCACGCAAGCGTAACAAGAATGGTGTTTACCTCACAGAGGTAGGAACAGACACCGCAAAAGAGCAGATTTATAACCGTTTCACGCTGGTGGCGCAAAGAGACGAGCCGCTGGCGGGAGCGGTTCATTTCCCGAATAACCCAGAAATCTACGATCTAACAGAGGCCCAACAACTAACAGCTGAAGAGCAGGTGGAAAAATGGGTAGACGGAAAGAAAAAGATCGTCTGGGACAGCAAAAAACGACGAAATGAGGCGCTCGATTGCTTTGTTTATGCACTGGCGGCGCTGCGTATAAGCATATCCCGCTGGCAGCTTAACCTTGATTCACTTCTTGCCAGCCTGCTGGAGGAAGAAGGCACCCGTAACAATAACAAGACCCTGGCGGATTACGCGCGGGCATTGTCTGGAGAGGAATAATGGCAACACAGACTGAACTGGATGCCGCGCGCGCTGCGTTACATGACCTGATGATGGGAAAGCGCGTGGCGACGGTACAGAAAGACGGTCGAAGAGTGGAATTTACAGCTACCTCAGTCACCGATCTCAAAAAGTATATTGCTGACCTTGAATCTCAGGTTGGTACCACATCACGACGCCAGGGGCCTGCAAGGTTTTACGTATGAAAATACCATCTTTAGTGGGTCCTGACGGGAAAACATCCCTCCGGGAATACGCGGGGTATCATGGCGGCGGCGGAGGGTTTGGTGGTCAGTTGCGGGGCTGGAATCCACCAAGCGAAAGTGCTGATGCGGCTCTTCTGCCTAACTTCTCGCGCGGAAATGCCCGTGCTGACGATCTGGTCAGAAATAATGGCTATGCGGCAAACGCCGTGCAGCTCCACCAGGACCACATCGTCGGGTCATTTTTCAGACTCAGCTATCGACCGAGCTGGCGCTATCTTGGCATCAATGAGGAGGATTCACGCGCATTTTCGCGGGATGTAGAAGCCGCCTGGAACGAGTATGCCGAGGACGACTTTTGCGGGATTGATGCCGAGCGTAAGCGAACGTTTACGATGATGATCCGAGAAGGTGTGGCCATGCACGCGTTTAACGGTGAATTATGCACGCAGGCGACCTGGGACAGCGATTCAACGCGTCTTTTCCGTACTCAGTTCAAAATGGTCAGTCCGAAGCGCGTCAGCAATCCGAATAATATCGGTGATACCCGGAACTGTCGCGCCGGTGTGAAAATAAATGATAGCGGTGCTGCGCTGGGATATTACGTCAGCGACGATGGTTATCCCGGCTGGATGGCGCAGAACTGGACCTACATTCCTCGCGAACTACCCGGCGGTCGACCTTCATTTATCCATGTATTCGAACCGATGGAGGATGGACAGACCCGTGGGGCCAATGCGTTTTACAGCGTGATGGAGCAGATGAAAATGCTCGATACCCTGCAAAATACCCAGCTCCAGAGCGCGATAGTGAAGGCTATGTATGCCGCTACCATCGAGAGTGAACTGGATACCCAATCGGCGATGGACTTTATTCTCGGCGCGGATAATAAAGAGCAGCAGAGCAAACTTACGGGCTGGCTCGGTGAAATGGCGTCCTATTACTCAGCTGCGCCTGTTCGCCTGGGTGGGGCAAGGGTTCCACACCTGTTGCCGGGTGATTCTCTCAACCTTCAGTCGGCGCAGGATACCGATAACGGCTACTCGACTTTTGAACAGTCCCTGCTGCGTTATATTGCCGCTGGGCTTGGTGTGTCGTATGAGCAGCTTTCGCGAAACTATTCGCAGATGAGCTACTCGACCGCACGCGCAAGTGCTAACGAGTCCTGGGCGTACTTTATGGGGCGTCGCAAGTTTGTGGCATCCCGACAGGCCTGTCAGATGTTTCTTTGCTGGCTTGAAGAGGCGATTGTCCGCCGCGTGGTCACGCTTCCTTCGAAAGCCCGGTTCAGTTTCCAGGAGGCGAGAACAGCCTGGGGGAATGCCAACTGGATTGGCTCTGGTCGAATGGCAATTGACGGGCTGAAAGAGGTACAGGAGGCCGTCATGCTCATTGAGGCAGGTCTCAGCACGTATGAAAAAGAGTGCGCCAAACGCGGTGATGATTATCAGGAGATTTTTGCCCAGCAGGTCCGGGAAACCATGGAGCGTCGTGCTGCGGGTCTGAAACCACCGGCATGGGCCGCTGCAGCTTTTGAGGCCGGAGTGAAAAAATCAAACGAGGAGGAGCAAGATGGCGCACGAGCTGCGTAATCTTCCGCATATTGCCAGTATGGCCTTTAATGAGCCGCTGATGCTTGAACCCGCCTATGCGCGGGTTTTCTTTTGCGCGCTGGCTGGCCAGTTGGGCATCACCCGGCTGACAGATACCGTCTCTGGCATCACGCTTGATGCCGGACAAATAGCCGAACCGCTGGCGCTGTTTGGTGAGGATGATGACATGGATCCCCGTCCATCACGCAGCTATCAGGTGGCAAATGGTATCGCGGTCTTGCCGGTTTCCGGCACGCTGGTCAGTAAAACCCGTGCGCTTCAGCCTTATTCCGGGATGACGGGTTACAACGGGATCATTGCTCGCCTGCAGCAGGCAATCAGTGACCCCGGCGTTGACGGCATTCTTCTGGATATGGATACGCCGGGTGGAATGGTGTCCGGGGCGTTTGACTGCGCCGACATTATTGCCCGTATGCGCGATATCAAACCCATCTGGGCGCTGGCCAATGACATGAACTGCAGTGCAGGTCAGCTTATTGCCAGTTCGGCATCGCGACGGCTGGTCACACAAACGGCCAGAACCGGCTCCATTGGGGTCATGATGGCGCACAGTAACTATGGCGCTGCGCTCAAAACTAACGGCGTTGAGGTCACGCTGATTTACAGCGGCGATCGCAAGGTCGACGGCAACCCTTACGAAAAGCTTCCGAAAGATGTGCGTGCTGATTTCCAGACGCGTATCGATGCCACTCGTCAGATGTTTGCCGAAAAGGTTTCCGCTTATACCGGCATGTCTGTTCAGGACGTGCTGGACACCGAAGCGGCAGTATTCTCCGGCCAGGAATCTTTGGATAACGGGCTGGCGGATGAACTTGTTAACAATACCGATGCGCTCGGCGTGATGCGCGAAGCACTCGACAGACGCAAAAAAACAACCCTTGGAGGAACTATGCCATCACCTTCTGCATCAGCTGTGACCACTAAGCCAGTTGACCAGGCAGCAACTCAGACAACTGCATCAGCTGAACAGGCCACTACCGTTGACACGACAATTGCTTCCGTAGCAGCCCCTGTAGATGTCAGTGCGCAGGTTACTGCAGCAGTAGCTGCAGAGAATAGTCGCATCATGGGCATCCTGAACTGCGACGAGGCTAAAGGGCGTGAGTCACAGGCGCGAGCACTGGCCGAAACGCCGGGTATGACGGTAGAGAGCGCACAGCGCATTCTGGCTGCTGCACCGCAAAGTGCCCAGATGCGTACCGATACGGCGCTGGATCGTTTGATGGAAACAGCACCCGGTGCACTCCAAGCAGGTAGCGCATCTTCTGATGCCGCTGACGATTTGTTAAACACCCCCGTTTAAGAGGCTATCATGGCAATTACTGAAGTTTTCACACATAACCAGCCGCTCGGTAACAGCGACCCGGCGCACACTGCGTATGGTCCTGGCGAACTGACGGCTTCCACTCCAGCCATGACGCCGCTCATGCTGGATGCCACTTCTGGCAAGCTGACCGTCTGGGATGGTGATCATGCTGGCGCGGCAATGGGCATCCTGGCTGTAACCGCAGACCAGAACAGCGCGGAACTGGCA